GCTTTTCTGAAACAGTTGAACTATATCAAAAACTTGCACTACAGGCAGGCAGTTTAGGATTAAAACAGCAAGATCTTTTACAAATTACAGAAAACGTCAATAAAGTTATTGCTATTGCTGGTGTAGGCTCTGTACAAGCATCTGCTGGTATTCTACAATTATCACAAGCCTTTGCATCTGGAAGATTACAGGGTGACGAATTTAGAAGTATTTCAGAAAACATTCCACCTTTATTAACTATTTTTGCTAAAGAGTTAGGAGTAACAAGAGGAGAACTAAAAAAATTAGGTTCAGAAGGTAAAATTACCTCTGAGGTTATTGCAACTGCTTTATTAAAAGAAACTGAAAACATTAATGATTCTTTTTCAAAATTAAGCTCTACGCTTGGACAAGCAACAACTGTTTTAGGAGATAGTTTTTTAAATCTTATTGGAAAATTTAACGAAACTACTGGTGCTGCAGATTTTTTAGCTGAAGCAATGCTTAAAGCTTCACAAGGAATTGATAAATTTGCTGAATCACTTGGTAATGCAAGTGACAAAGTACAAAATTTAAAAGATGATTTAGTAGAATTGCAAGATCAAGGTCTTGATTTAGGTGCATTAGCTTTAAAAGACCCAACTGGAATATTTCAAACTGAAATAACTGAACAAGCTATTGAAGATATAAAAGAAGCAATAGATATTTTAGATATTTATAGAGATAGAATACAGTTAATTGCAGAGGGACAAATTAAAAACTTTGCAGAATTAGATAAAATTGCAGAAGCAGAAGAAAGAGTAAAAGAAGAAAAGAAGAAACAATTAGAATTACAAGAAAAAATTATAGGTCAATGCAAAGTAGAAGATAGTCTACAACAAGACATTTTAAATAAAATTATAAAACATAATGAACAATTTAATTTAGCTTCAGAAATATTTACAACAATGACGGAAACAATTAGCTCTTTCTCAAGAGGAATTGCAAGATCAATAGTGTTGGGAGAAGATATGGCAGAAACATTTAAGACAATTGCAAGAAATCTTTTAATTGAAATTATTGCTAAGACTATTGAAAGAATAGCTTTACTCTTTATTGAAAAACTAATAATTGAAAAAATATTTAAGAAACAATCAGATCAACTTCAAAAAGAAAAACAAATTACAAAAGAAAAACAAAAGCAAGTTGCACTTCAAATGATTCTTGTTGCACTTGGCGGAGGCGGAGGAGGTGGAGGACTTTTTGGTTTTGCACAAGGTGGTGCAGTATCAAAAGGTAAGCCAATTCTAGTAGGAGAGAATGGTCCAGAAATCTTTCGTCCTAATTCTACAGGTCAAATAGAACAAAATGCAAGAGGAATAGGTATGAATGGAGCCACAACATTTAACTTTAATATTAGTGCAACTGATGTAAGAGGTGTTAAAGAATTATTAATTGACAATAGATCAACAATCGTTAATGCAGTAAATATAGCTTTAAATGAAAAAGGTAAAGAGGCATTAGTATAATATGGCTGGACAATTTCCAACATCTCCTGTTGCAAGTGATGCTCAAATAGGTTCTGAACAAAATACAATAGTTTCAGTTACTACATCTGGCAGAGTACAAACAAGACAAATTGATGGACAAAAATTTACAATTAACCTAGATTACGCACCAATGACTAGAGCAAACTTTGCACCGATCAAAGCATTTTTAATGAAACAAAGATCAAGATTAAATACATTTACAATTATTCCACCTGTTGTATCAAATGCACAAGGTGTAGCTACAGGAACTATAAGTGTTGATGGTGCTATATCTGCTGGTGCTACTACTTGCACAATAGATGGTATGACTTTAAGCACAAATGGAATATTAAAAGCTGGAGACTATTTTAGATTTAGTGGACAAGATAAAGTTTATATGTGTGTTGAAGATTTAGATGCAGATGGAACTGGCTCTGGTACACTTACATTTGAACCACCACTTAGAGTAGATGTTTCAGATGATGTTGCATTGGTTTATGATAATGTTGATTTTACTGTAAGACTTAAAAACGATATTCAAGAATATAACATTGTAACTAACGATCTTTATAAGTATCAAATAGACTTAATAGAAAACTTATAATGAAAAAGTATAAAATAGTTCACAAAATAACTGCCGATTTTATAGCCGAAGCTATAGTAAATGAAGATGAAATAGATACAGCAATTAACGATCTAAAGGAATATAAGAAACCTAATAGCAAATTTGAATTTACTATGGTAAAAGGTACTGAAAACATAACCCAAAGTAATTACGAAGAATATGACGAGAACTCTAACAACAGCAGTAAAAAATGAACTTGCAACAGATAGCTTACAGCCTATTAATCTCGTTTATATTAATGTAGGTACAGGGTATAGATTTACAGACCATTATAAAGATGTTACTTACGATTCTAATACATATTTAGCATCATCACTATTTACTAAATTAACAAGTGTTAAAGAATCATCAGAAGTAGAAGTTAGTAATATTACACTTTCATTTTCTGGTGCAGATCAAACAATTATATCTTTATTTTTATCAAATCAATATATGGAGAAAGAGGCAGAAGTTTATAAAGGTTTTTTAGATAGTAGTGAACAAGTTATTGCTGACCCATTTCTTTTATTTAAAGGTAGAATAGAATCTTTTAGTATTGATGAAAGTATTAATCAATCTAATGCTAATATAGTTGTTGCATCTCATTGGTCAGATTTTAGTAAAATAGAGGGTAGAAAAACAAACACAGGCTCACAACAATTACACTTTGCAAATGACAAAGGTTTTGAATTTGCATCACAAACAGTTCAAGATATTAAATGGGGTAGATCATAATGCAAGATGTTATTAATCTATTTAACAAGTTTGATCGTTACAAAGGCAAAGAATTAACTAACTATTTAAAACCATCAATTAAACTTAATCAATATAAAAAGTTTTATGATAATGATGAATTAATTGGCTTTGTTAATTGGGCTTACATACATGACTTAGTTGAAAAAAGATTTAAACAAACAGGAAAGATTAAACCTAACGAATGGAACTCTGGTAATAACTTATGGTTAATAGAAATTGTATCTATTAAAAATACATTTAAAATGATGCGTTGGGTTTATAATTATTTTAGAAAACAACTTAAAGTTAATCATTCTATTAATTGGTTAAGAGTAGATCAAGATATTTATAGAGTTGGTCAAAAGTTTAAAAGGAGTTTTCACTAATGGGTGGTGTAGTTGAAAGTATTGTAAATATTGTAAGTAGTTTTATTGGGTGGCTTATACCTATTCCTGATATTCCTGATTTTGAAACACCTGAAGAAGAAAAAGGTGTATTAATTAATAAGCAATCAAACAATGCACAAATCCCTGTAGTCTATGGAAGAAGACAAGTTGGTATTACTAGAGTATTTATAGAAACATCAGGTTCAGATAATAAATATTTATACATGGCTGGTGTAGTTTCAGAGGGAGAAATAGAAGAAATAGAAGAAATATTTATTGATGATAAAAAAGTTATTTTTGATGGCGACTTAGATCATGGAGTAGTAAGAGAAGTTTCTGGTGGAGATGCTAATTTTTACAAAGACGAATCATATATTCAAGCACAAGCATTTTATGGTACAGATGATCAAGTAGCATCTTCAATATTAACTAACTCTACTAATTGGACATCTAATCATAGGTTAAGAGGTGTATGTTATATTGCTTTTAGATTTGAATGGAATCAAGATATATTTAGTTCAATCCCACAAGTTAAAGTTACATTAGAGGGTAAAAAGGTTTATGACCCTAGAGATGACACAGTTAAATATACACCAAACTCTGCATTAGTATTATTAGATTATTTAAGAAATGATAGATATGGAAAAGGATTACCCGATAGTGCATTTGAATCTGACTTTGCATCTTTTAAAACTTCTGCTGATGAGTGTGAAGAAGAAATTGTACCAAGAACAGAAACATTTACACCTATTGCTGGATTAAAAAGACAAGACTTTAATGGTTACTATAGTGATAATCCAAGATTCTTTTTAAATAGATTTCCAACATCAGAAAGCACAATAACAAGTATTAGTGGTATCACTACAAGTCCATATACCTCTGATAGATATTTTGGATATATAAACCCAACATCAACAACTACTTATGAATTTAGAACAACATCAGATGATGCTTCTCATGTTTATATTGGTAATGATGGTCAAACTGTTGATAGCTTATTTAAAGAAGTTGAAAATAATAGAAGTGCAAAACTTGTAGTTAATAATGGTGGTTGGCACTCAAACAGATCAGCAACAGGCAGTAAAAGTTTAACAAGTGGTGGTCAATACCCAGTTATTATTTACTATGGTAATGCACCAACTAATACTAATATGACTTTTGAATGGCGAGAAAGTGGTGGAAGTTATAGCACAGATTTATCAGGAATATTTACTAATGGAGAATATGTAACTGATGTAGTTCCAGCAGTAATTAAATTTGAATCCAATGCAGTAATAGATACTGATCAAAAAGTAATTGAGAATGTTAAAAAACTTCTTAATCCTATGCGTTCATTATTTACTTATAATAATGGTGTTTATAAACTCAAAATTGAGGGTACAGGTACATCAGTTAAAACAATAACAGCAGATCATGTTGTGGGTGGTGCAAAGGTATTAGGAGAAAGAAAAAATAATAAATACAATCGTGTGATTGGTACATTTGTCAATCCATTTAAGAATTGGCAGAATGATACTGTATCGTTTCCACCAGCAGATGATACTAATGTAGAATCAGCATTTAAACACGCAACAATGTTAGCTGAAGATAATGGAACTTTATTAGAGGGTAACTTTCAATTTCCTAATGTAACTTCTCAATATGGTGCAGAGGCTTTATGTGAGGTTATTTTAAGAAGATCAAGAAACCAATTACAAATCCAATTAACATTAACATCAGAATTTTTAGAATTAGAAATTGGAGATATTGTAGGAATAACATATCCAAGTGGTGGGTTTGATAATAAACCTTTTAGAGTTTTAGGTTTAGAAATAAATGAAGACTTAACTGTTAATGTTCAATTATTCGAACACCAAGATAACTTTTATACATTTAATGAAAAAAATCCTATACCAACTATTGCAGATACTATTTTACCTAATCCTAATTCAGTACAAGCACCATCTATTGATTCAGTAACAGATGAAGTTATAGAACTATTTGATGGTTCAGTTGTATCTAAATTAGTTGTTAATTTATCAAATACAGATTCTTTTGCTGATGAATTTGAAGTTCAATACAAAGAATCAACTGCAACTGATTATAGATTAATGCGTAGAGGGTCTAACAAAATTATAGAAAAATATCCTGTTAAAGAGGGTGTCATA